GTTCATAAGTTCAATATTTTCAAGGATTTAGGGGGGTATAGGGGATCATTTTATCCTATTCCCAAACGCCCCGTCTTCTTTTGCTGTCTTTATTTTATGGCAGCGCTCACACAGCGCTTGCCAGTTGTTCTTATCCCAGAACAAATCATAATTGCCTTTGTGTGGCCTTATATGATCTACGACTGTTGCAGGTGTTAGGTTCCCTTCTCTTAGACACATGACACATAATGGATGTTGAGCAAGGTAGATTTTCCTTACTTTCCGCCATCTGTAATTGTATCCTCGTTGTGTTGCTGTGCCACGTCTCTTATCGATTACCTTGTTGTACTTTTTCTTGTGCTCTTTGCAATACATTTCACCCGCAGGTGCCAACTTAGGGCATCCTGGATAAGCACAAGGGTGTTTAGGCTTATACGGCATAATATATCATCCTCGTTTAATATGCAAGTATTTTTTACAATTTCAGGTTAATTACTTTCCAAATATAATTGTAAGTCAGACTATATTTTCTTGCCAGTGCATGATAGAGCTCTTTAGACTTCTCTCCTGGAGCATGTAATTCGTTATACTCTTTTCTGATTTTTGCGTTACGGACTTGTGCTTTTGACAGCATTGCATCGGCGTTGTAATCTCTCTCTCTATAACCTTGATCTGATAAGGACTTAATTAGCTCGGCTCTCAAGCGTCTGTAATCACAGCTCCAATCACGCATATCTTCTTCTGATATTCTTTTTCTCATTTTTTAACCTTATTTGTTTGGAGCGGGTGAGTTGGAATCGAACCAACCTATCTATACTGGTCTGTATAGTGCATCGCCATCTATGCTTCACCCGCTCAGTTTCCTGACAAATAATCAGCTGCCATATATTCTATAGCCTGCCATAGATTTTTATTATTTATTTCTCCTTTACTCGTCATCATTTTTAAAGCCTTTTTTATTACTTTCCCCGCAGATATAGGTACACAATCAGTGCCTATAATCGAGGACAATGGTATCCATCTTTTTCTTTCTCTTAACCAATTTTCCTTGTCCCAACCATCTGATAAATCGGTCAAGTGGCGCTCGAATATTTCCAAAATAATCATTAATGCAGTTGCCACACTTCTTATCCCCATACTTTGCGATGCTTTCAAGACTGCATTCATATAATCATCATATTGTTTTTGGCTTACAATCCAACCTCTTTCATCTTTCGCCATTTCTAAAACTTTTTCAATTATCTTTTCTATTCTTTCAATTTCACTCGGCAGAAAATAGATTGACACTTTCTGAAATTCTATATTTGCTTCTGTTATAGACTCAACGGTTACTTTTTCAAGCAATTCCAACGTTCTATCGTCCAAACCTGTATATTCCTTTAACTCTACATCATCAATCATTTCGTACAATTGTTTTAATATTGCAGGGTCATCTTCTCCTACTATGGCATTATGAGCTAATTGTTTCGCTATTCTTTCCTTCTTGGTTAATGGACTGATATATACTTTAACTGTTATTTCATCGATTCCTGCGTCTATAGCCGCTTTCACCCTGTGGTTACCAGATATAACTTCCAGTTTAGGATCGCCGTCCTCATCATACTGTATTTTATCTGTTTTTTCATAGTATTCATAATAAGCACAAAACGGGTCTTGCTCAAGCTCTTTGTCTTTTTTCAAGTTTTTAACAAGCCTCATATATGTCTCATGTTTCATATATCTTGCGTTCAGTTTGGTTAATATTAATTTTCTTGGATTTATCTTTATAGATTCTATTTTTTTCTTATTTATTTTCATACTTTTCTCTCCATAATTTAAACCCCTCTTCTAACGTCCATTGCCCCATGTAAGCACCATATGTAACTTTGTACTTGTAATATTCGTTTTTAACAGGTGTCCTTTTAAGCAATTTCAAAATTCCCCGATATTTCATACTCTCTTTTTTTCTTGTAAACGCTGTTGTAATTACTGCATTCTGTCTTCGTCCCTCTAAATTTTCCGAAATAATCCTCACCTCTTTACTCAATACGGCATAAAGTATTAGCTTCGATAAATATTTATATTTTGTAGGATATACACAAAAATCCGTCATCAGATACATATATGGTCTTTTGAGACAAGCAATATCCCCAAAAATTATATCTGTTCCTAAGGCAAAACAGCCTATTAATTTCTCATCTGCAAAAACCCCTATATCTATTTTAGCGTTTGCTTGCATAATGTGAGGATTCAGGTAATAACTTCTCAACGAATTGAAAATATCCTGAGGCAATTTTTTCAGAACTAACCGTGAACCTATATCTTCATTAATTCCCAATCTTGGCAAAAATACATTTTTTGTTTTTTGTTTAGGTTGTACACAATATGATTTTTCCCCCTTCGTATAAATGTAAAACTCTTTTGATAAATTATTTCTTTTTACTCTTCCAACCCAAAATTCCTTTAAACTTTTTATCTCGTGATCTGTTGCAAACAGCCAATGTTTTTTCTCTTTTACTTTTTCTATAAACAGTTCGAGTCTTTTTTCATCGAACATTTTATATTCCGGTTTATCCCAAACAAATATTTTCTCCATATTTTCGTACAATTTTTCGTAACCACCCTTGTAAAAAGGCGGGAATGATATAAATCCTTGATCCTTATTTGCTCTATCTAAATATTCTATCACATCACCCGGATAATAAGAGTCTATTTTTATATTTAATCCCTCCAATTTCTTTAAGGTCTTTTTATATATACTTTCCCATTGCTCTTTATACGCCTCCCTTAAACGATCATAATATTTATTATTTTTATCCAATCCCACCAGCATATTCGTACTTATCATAATTGTTGCTAATTTACCAGGCATTGTTTTTATATATTCATTTAACCAGCCAAAATCTGTTTTACAATCATCATTTATTGCAAGAGTCATATCCTTTCCTAACAAAAAAAAACCAATAGCAGATGAGTATAATGATACATCATTGCTATGCAGCTTATAATTTTTGTTCTGTAACACTCTTTCTATAGTGTAATTTCCCGAACAACCTATGTATATATCTTTGCAATCCCAATTCTTTGTTTGGTCTACTATTATTTGCCTCACCTCTAATGGGATTGTCCCTTTAAACATATTATCCCTCTACAAATATATTTTTCTGTTTTATAATCTCCGTTTCCATGATACTCAAAATTTTATTTTCATCCAATATGTGATATATATTACTATATCCCATTTCTACCAATCTTCTTGATATTTCATAGTGTCGATGACATTTTTTGTAATCCTTCTCCATGCACATTATTAGTATGTTTTTTGATTCCGCCAAGATTTTCAATCCTTCCAGGTCTTTTTCCTCAATTTTACTATATCCACCCAAAATATTACCCATCCATCTATATTTCATCCCTAAAAGGTTTTTTAGATTTTCTCTATCAAAATCTTTATTATAACGGCTATAAGGAGTGCTCCTCACATCTAACAAGATGTCTATATCATATTTTTTTACTAACTCCAATATGTATTCTTTCTTTTTCCCTTGATAACCGCATGTATAAATCATCTTATATTTCCTCTTTATTGTTGTGTTGTAATTATACTATATTTTTCTTTATTTGTCAAGTATTTTGTTTATTTTGCTCGTTATTTTTACTTTATCTCCGAACGCATCATTCAGATTTTTGACATAATTACTCCGTATCCAGTCCGCATCCGATTTCTCGGCAAACAACACAATCTCTCCATTTTCTTCCCCGACAACCCTCAAGGGTCTGATGAACGCCGACATTGCAGCATCATCTATATTCTCCTTTAGCCTGTCTATTTCATCTGGATACACGTCTCCTATTAAGCTTAAACTTTCTTTGTATTTTTTCACCCTCTCTTTATATTCTTTCTCTCTTACCTTTAATTTCTCTTCTTCAGCTTTTTTCTTTTCCCCATCTGATACAGCACCCGTTTTCATCGTATCCTGCAAAAACCACTTCCTGAGCGTATAATAATGTGATCGGTAATAAGCATCTGTCGATCCGATATGATAATTCATCGCCTCTATTTTTGCCTTAACCCGACTCTCTCCATAATCCTTGATAAGCATATTATATTCTGTTGCCGTTAGTTCCACAAAATCTCCATATTTCTTTTTTTCAAATACACTACTTTCATCTTTTTTTATAACGTGTGTGTGTTTTTTTTTATTAAATAATAATACATCTTTATTAGTATTATTATTTATAATAGAAGATGAAGAAGAAGAATACGTTGTTAGGTTTTCGTTAGGTATACCGTTAGGTTTGGCGTTAGGTTTGTGTTTGGTATAATATCTTCTTTGTCTTAAGGCGTTGTTTTTTCTTTCCTTTTCTTCTCTTTCCATACGCCGTGATATAACCGTTATATTAGGCGTTATATTTTTGTATTTTTCCGTTATACCTAACGGCAATTTCGGAATTTTTGCAATTTTATTTTGCTTCAGGAAACTCAAAATCGATTTAGTTTCCTCTTCTGAGACGCCAAGAATGGCAGCCCACTGGGAGAGTGTTTTTGTTAGTTTTCCCCTTGTATCTGAGTACCACAATTTACACAATATTGTGATCCACGCCCCCCTTATATCAAGAGGATATTCCAGCATGTCTCTCAGCCAGTCGTTCGGATAAAACTGAAATGATGGTTGCTTGCCCATTATTGGTACCCTTCTTGCAAGATACATTCGATTAATGCACAGGCGTCGGCTTCGTTGTCATCTATTGCGTCTCTTCCGAACTTGCTTTTAAACCATTTTACCGCATCTTTTTTATTCGCCCTTCCAGAGCCGTATATAGCTTTTTTGAGTGTGCCCGTATGTATCGGATGACATTGAGCGCCGATTCGTGCTGCGAATTCTTCGACTCTTGTTGTCAGTCCCACACATAATTCGGTTGCATAACCGCCCCTGTGATGTGCCTGCTCATAGACAACTAAATCAAAACCGTCAGTTAATGAGCGCATATCATCCAGCCAGCGGTTGAATTTAATAAACAGCATGCCGTTTGACTCGCCACGTTTCTTCGTGAAATCCTGAACGCCTGATTCGATTTGACCGTTAATAAGTGTTGCCCAGCCCGTTTTTGTTGCACAGTCTAAAGCCAAGATGTTTAGATTTTCCATTTTGTTGTTCTCCTTTGGCGCTTGAATTTTATAAACCAATATCCCGTTCTTTTTTTCGATTGACACATAATCGGGTCTTAATATCCATGAGTGTTTTACCCTGCCCGTTTTATCTATTTCCCTGTAAATATAAAAGTTATCATTATAAACATAAAAGTTATCATCACCAAGCATTATTATCCCCCGACATTTTCATTTTAAATTCTCTTGCCAAATCATCGGCATATACCCTACCATAATAAGCTGATAGGCTATCAAGTGTTCTGTCTGTGTTACTCTCTATCAATTCTGCCAATTTTTTTAATTCTTCTGAAGACCAATCTTTACCGAAAATAATTTCGGGATACCATTTTTTAAACTCTTCTATTGTTTCTATTATTTCGTTCAGCAACTGCATCTGTTCTTGTTCTATGCGTTTATTGGCTATTTCTATATAATAAGGTGGAGACGTTATTAAAGCATCCACATATTCATCTGGTAGTTGCTTTAATAGGTCCAGGGCATGTCCCCGATGGATTCTATTTATCCATTCCACTATTTATATCACCCCCCTTATCCAATTGTTCTAAACCGCTTTGAGTAGTTTAGATATTATACTATTCATTATTTTCCCATTCTTCTTTAGTCATTATTTTTCAACCTCGACAAATTCGTGCTTATCGTTTAATTTGTAGGGTGTATTCGGTTTTAGACCATTTTCCCCGATATAACCTGTTTTTCTGTTTTTATGCGTCTTCTGTCGGCGTCGTTGTCCCAATATGTTATTTGGATTATACCCCTATAACCGGCAGTTGCTGTACCCCTATAACCGGCGGTTGCTGTACCCCTATCACCGGCAGTTGCTGTACCATTTTCGCCGGTAGTTGCTGTACCATTTTCGCCGGTAGTTGCTGTACCATTTTCGCCGGTAGTTGCTGTACCCTCATAACCGGCGATTGCTGTACCCTCATAACCGGCGATTGCTGTACCTCCATAACCGGCGGTTGCTGTACCCCAGTTACCGGCAGTTGCTGTACCCCTATAACCGGCAGTTGCTGTACCCCTATAACCGGCGGTTGCTGTACCCCTATAACCGGCGGTTGCTGTACCATAATCGCCGGTAGTTGCTGTACCATAATTACCAGCGATTGCTGTACCACGATTACCGGCGATTGCTGTACCACGATCACCTACAACTACAATACTACCCTTTGTATAATCGGTTTTTTCGGCGTACACAACGGGCTTATCTGCTGCACCGTGCGTCAGCAGGTAATCAACAGCTCCCTCTCTTGTTCCGCAATAGACCACATAACCCCGTCGGAACTTGCATTTTTGGGTAAGCTCGTCTCTTCCAGCCCTGTAGCCGTCTGCGGGATTGACCTTGAGCACGAGCCAATTAGCATTGGGATCATCGTAGAGATATGACGTTTCCCCGCAACCCCACGGCAATCCGTGCAGTCCATGGCCGCACTTATAGGTATCTTCCCAGTCTGGAGCTTCTATCCAACCCCGTTTCGGATATTTAAAACCATTATGGCTTGTCATATCTGGCTTGACATTCCGCAACACAAGTATATGCTCTTTCATTTTATCCCTCCGCAGCTCAAAAACAACATTATCAATCCAATCGTTACCCTTACAAGAGATACCAGTGTTGAATTTAGCCTTTTCCCCGTGCCGAGAAAATTCTCTGTTTCGGGAAACATAATATAAAATCTTGTATAAGAATATGCACCCTCGAACATCTGCCACGAAAGTATAAATGAGCCGCTCATAAATAGCACATAATATACGGTCGGCTCAAATGTACGGTTAATCAATGCACCTATAAGAGCTGCGGCAAACATCGTCATTATGTCAATGCGGTGATAATATTTGTAATACCGATGGTGTCTTGCACCCTCAACAACACGTGTTTTGTACATATCGATGCCTTCGCCGACGCCCCGCAAAATGTTGAATATAATTATAGCCACGAACAATGCAATGTAATCATACATGATTGGCCTCCTTTATTCCTTCTTAGCGGTGAAGTGAAAATATGGTTATACCATCAATGGTGATTTTTGCCTCTATTGGATATGTGCTATCCCCTCTTTTTTCAATCGTTATATCTTTTTCGTCAGCTATCTTGAAAACTGAATCAACATGAATTTCGTTATCAGGAAAATTCATCAAGGATACACCCGTCTTTTTCATAAAATTGTGCCAAACCTCCATATCCTCTTTGAATTTATCAAGAAATTCAGAAAACAGTTTTACAGTTTCTTCATGTGTTTTTGTGGTTTCCATTTTTAATTCTCCCTGTTTGACTTTATACATGTTCATATCCTCTTTTGCTCCATTTTTCACACACTAATTTAATATTTTTCTGCTCAGCAATAATTTCTCTCACCGACTCATCGGGAAAATATTCGCCTACCGTAGATCTGATATAAATGCTCTCCTCCTACCTTTCGACAAATTTCCCGCCAGGATATTCTGCTACTATTCCTGTTTTCTTGTGCCTTGCCAGATAACCATTTCCACCACATCTCTCGCATTCTCTGGGATATTCACCTCCCCACTTTATACCAGCACAACATCCACAATCTATCAACTCCCATCCGGGATAACCGGGATATGGTTTTGGTGGTATATCGTGTATAATACCCTTTTCTGAGTCCCAGTAAGCCATCTTAATTCTTCTCCCTCTTGGTTTGATTTCAACAGAAGATTTATTGTACTTATTGACAAACAGGCTATCCCGAATTAACGGAATGTATATTTCCATCTCTTCCTCTTCATTGTCTGGATAACCCGAATAAATAATTATCCCGTCCAGTGTAACCCTTACTAAATCACCCTCTTTGTACTTTTTCATTTTTATACCCCCCTAAAATAACTTTTGTAGTTTGTAGAGCTCAAGACAATGCTGGAATGCCTCCCAGCCCGCCTCTACCTGCTCATCACTTATTATGTGATGTTCAAAACTGCCGTCGTCCTTTGATAATTTGATTATATGACACTGATTTATTTCTTTACCCTCTTGTTCCTCGTAAGCTTTTTTGTAAGCGGCAACCTGGATTTTGTGATTTGGATATATTCCTTTCGACGTTTTAATGTCTATTAACCACATAGATTTGTCCTTTTTTGCAATTATGTCGATTGTCCCGCCATATCTGTATTTTTCGCTTATCACCTGCATTTCGCTTGCCAGGTATTCTACGTTGTTTTTGTCTACCCACTCAAGATATGCAAGATAGCCTGTTTCTGCCCGGTCTATATCGTTTTTTGAGTAGTCATCGAGATATGGTTTTTCACCTTTTATGTTGCACTCGACAAGATAATGGGTTAAGGTGCCCGTGTCTGCCGCATTATCCCTTATTTTATCTGGATCATTACCCGCAAGTGCCTCTCTGCGTGCCCATGCTATCAACGCCCTTGTACTCCAGCCAAGCTGGGAGCTTATTATCGTTGTAACTCCAGGTACGATCGTCCCATCTTTTAGTACGTATTTCTGATGAGCTTTCAGTTTTTTTGATTTTTCCATTTCTCTCCTCGATTTTTAAAATGGCAAGTCATCTTGATAGGCTTTAGATTCAGCATTCTGATTGTTAATTTCGGGTTCTGGGGGTACTGGTGATTTCATAGTTTCCATTAATTTATATGTTTCCTCTTCGTCATTTAACAAGTCGATACATTTTGAGGCTTCTGACATTGTTAATATTTTGAGTGTATCTATATTTTTGCCAAGATATTTACCCACTAATTCCTTTGTTTCTCTGTCGCATAATCCATACATAGATGATGCAATCGTATAGATAGCGGTCACTTGTTTTTCTGTTGCGGAGTTTCCCCCTTTCTCTTTTGTTTTCCCTCCCGATGTTGTTTTTTGCCCCTGATATACGATGCCATCTGGGTCGTCCCGGTCCGTCGGGATGTTAAAAAATTTCAGAAGGAAATATTTCTCGCCATATGTCAATGCTTTCCCGACCCCCTTTTCTCCTGCATCCAATCCCTGAGCGTAAAATTTGCATTTAAGCGCCTGGTCCGGGTTACTTGCATTTATCCACTCATATTCGATCTCCAGTTCCGTGAGTATTTGTTTTTTGCCCTGAGTTATCTGATGATTTATAATTCTCGGCACAAGCAGTAATCCAAACTCATCCATTTTTTCTCTCAAAGCATGGACGGTTTTCGAGCCGCTTACATAGTCAAAATTAAAATGTGGGTTATTCTTGTCTTTTTTCAGGTAAGTTACCTGTTTTCTGACTTCGATAAGTTTTTGGTAGAGGTTCATTTCGTTTGATTTTGTTGTAGCCATTTTAAACCCCCTTTACGGTTTTATATTCTTCTCTCCACTTATGTCGTTTTATGCGGTTTAACAATTTCTCAGACAATTCGATGAATTTATGGTATTTCTCCTCATTATTAATTCTTCCATCTTTGCATAATTTTTTGATTTCCAACCATTCTTTTGCACAAAATCCTTTAATTTTCAGCGGGCACAAACCACAAGAGAGCATCAAGGGATTAAATGTATAACAATAGGAGCATCTCTTAGTACCTTTACAATGCCACCAATCCCACCAAGTATTTTCTTTTTGTTCTAATGCGTTTTCCCACTTTATTATTGCTTCTTTATGCACGGTTTCCCATTCTTTTTGGGTCATTTTTCAGCCTCGACGAATTCGTGTTTATCATTTAATTTATAGGGGGTATTCGGTCTTAACCCGTTTTCCCCGATATAACCTGTTTTAATATGTTTTTTTAAGGATTTATCGTTTTGGAATATTATCTTGAGCATACCTCTTATGGGTTTTTTCAGTAACTCATCGTCCCAGTATGTTATCTTGATTATACCTTTCTCGCCAGCTGTTACCATACCCCCGATATCAGCTATTGCCGTACCCCTCTCGCCAGCGGTTGCTGTACCCCTCTCGCCAGCGGTTGCTGTACCTCCAAAACCAGCTGTTGCTATACCTCCAAAACCAGTTATTGCTGTACCGTAATTACCAGTTATTGCTGTACCTCCAAAACCAGCTATTGCCGCACCCCCCTCACCAGCGGTTGCTGTACCGTAATCACCAGTGGTTGCTGTACCGTAATCACCAGCTGTTGCTATACCGTAATCACCTACAATTACATTACTGCCCGTTGCATAATCTGTTTTGTAGGCATATACAACAGGCTTATCCGCCGCACCGTGTGTCAAGAGGTAATTAACAGCCCCATCTCTTGTCCCCCAATAGACTACATAGCCTCGCCGAAATTTGCATTTTTGGACAAGCTCGTTACCCCCCGCCCTGTAACCATCTGCGGGATTGACCTTGAGCACGAGCCAATTAGCATTGGGATCATCGTAGAGATATATCGTTGCCCCACAGCCCCACGGTAATCCGTGTAGTCCGTGCCCGCATTTATAAGTATCTTCCCAGTCTGGAGCTTCTATCCAACCCCGTTTCGGATATTTAAAACCATTATGGCTTGTCATATCTGGCTTGACATTCCGCAACACAAGTATATGCTCTTTCATTTTGTTCCCCCACAACTTAAAAATAACATTACCAATCCAACCATTTATTAATTTCTTCTTCATCCACCTCGTGTATATAACGCAATGCTGCCAGTACAACACACACTACTATTATTGCAACTAATAATTTTATTGCTATTATGATTGTTTGTATTTTTAACTCTCCCTGATTTTTCACATTTCTGGAACAATTTTGTCATCTGGGATATAACCATTTTTTCTGTCATGTTCCCACACAACTCTCTTTAGCACTGATTCGGCGTTATTTTCTACCATGTCTATCGCTTCGGTTGCCGTGTATCCCTTAGCTTTATACTGAGTCGCATCTACAAGCTTTCTCAAGACACACATTTCGCATTGTGTCTGCGGTATTTTACACACCGCCTTGCAGTATATTTCGAGTATTTCCCCGTCGATGTAAATTTTCATTTTTCTTTTTCCTTTTCATACTCATATAGTCTAAAATATTTACAATACCGACAAGTTCCGCCTGTCTGCACTCTCTTTGAGAAATGACTACAATAATCTATACAATTAACTTCTGGGCGGACACAAGTTATCCAACGGTTATAAACTCTACCTCCTTCTATTTGTACTCTCTCAATAACCGTCGGTGGATTATACATACATTCTCCTATTTTCATAATACTCACTCCTCCTCTAAAATTATTTCCAGATTTTCTTTGATAATATCAGCACATCTTTTTATTTCTTTTTTGGCTTCAGGGTGTATAAATTTATTTGTTGTTGCGTCCACGTTGCAAAGCCATTTTATTTTATCTTTGATTATTCCAACTGCATCGTCTTTATTTCTTAATTGTTCCGTCATTTTTTTCTCTTTTCAATTCTATATTTTCATCTATCAGCAAATCCCTTTCTCTTTTCAGTCTCGCATTTTCCATTTGCAGGTTTGTTATGCTCCTCTTTAGCTGTACCAATATATCTGTTATCATGGTTATTAATTCGTAACTGTCCATTTTAGCCTCCCTCAAATTGGTGTCGAAAATATCGATCTTAATTGTGTATTATTCCGCTGACAGATAACTTTCGCCTCGTGACAGGCCTGCGTAAACGGCGAATTAAATTCGTATCCATTATAGACCAGATCAAATATTGTCCCGATACCTTTCTTGTCAAAAAACAATACCCTGTATTTATTACCATGTAATGGATTCGGATTTATCATTTTGGGTCTCCTTGATTTTAACGGTGTTACAGTTTTCATCGCCAGCAGCCCCCCGAAAGAGAGGTAGGGGAAAAGGGGGCTGCCAGCTTAGCCAAAGGCTATCTCATCAGGAGGTTAATGAGGATTTGCAGCGTCCATATGTATCTGAGTGGAGGATAGCCTTTGGTTTTTAGATTACAATTACTCTTTCTATTAATTCTTCAAGATTTTCGGGCATGCAGGTTATTTTTTTAATATCTCCGTTTACCTTTTGCATATACATATTATATACTTTGCCATTTTCAATGTCGATTGCCAGTGTGGTATATTTCTTATTATCTACAAACAACCACACATTCCCCTCTTTCGCCTCCCCCACAAATATTATTTCGTATTTCCCCTTTCTCTTTTCAAGTTCCAGAACATCCCCCTCTTGCAAATCATAGGGGTCAACTCTTAACAACCATTCTGGTTGTCCGTAGCTTGAGAGAGCGCTTTCCGTCGTACGTTCTCCGATGATTTCATTTCCCCTTTTAATGCAGTTCAGTTCGAACATCTTACCTCTCCTTTGTTGGCGTTAATTCCAGGCGGACTTGAGACCGCCCTTGTCCTTTAACCGGGCAAGCGCCCGGCCTCTCAGGTATATAATCTTGCGTCAAGCCCATATAGCGCCGCAAGTGCAATCCTTGTAGCTGGACATGTGCAATCTTTTTTCCCGCACAGCTTCTCCCAGACCTTGTGAGCTTGTGTGGGCGTAATGTACAGGTACCCGTTATGGATTTTAGCGCGGACCGTGTACTCCGTGTTGTGGAAATCGTTTTTGAGTGTGATTTCTTGAGTCTTCATTTTAACCCCCTCTTTCTTTTTATAATTCTTCTCTCAATAACTCAATTGCCGATGAGTTTCTTCTGTCAATCCATTTATGGGCTGATGTTTCGTTTTTCAGGGTCTCGATAATTTCAAGGCTCTTGTTTTTTGTTTCTTCTTCTTTCGGGGTCTTTTTGTCATATGCTTCCCACTTGGTTACGATTTTCTGGGAGAGTTCATCGAGCTCTTTAACGAGTTTTGCTCTTATTGTCTCTGCCCATGCGATCTGCTTAGGCGAGCCGTTGAGATTCGGGAGTCCGTTGGATGCATTCGCTTCGGCTGCTCTTCTGTTTTCTTCTTCTCTTTCTTTGGCCTTGCACTCTTCACAAATCCAAGTCCAATTTTCGAGCCTGTACCGACGGTATTCCATTTTTCCGAACAGTTCAACCGTCATTTCTCTTCCACATCTTTCGCATTTTGTTGAATACTTTGCCATTTTGTTTTCCTCTCTTTCTTTGGGGGTTCCTCTCTCTGTCTGGTTATATTATAATATATTGCCTATATCTTGTCAAGTGTTTTTTTCATTTTTTTTCAATTTTTTTGCATTTTTTTACGTTTTTTTGCATTTTTTATGTGTATGTATTTACAGTTCAGCGCTTAATTCGACCCATTCGTGCGATTTTGGAGTTATTGATATTGTTACACCGCCAATTTCTGTTGGCGGAAAGCCTTTGATTTCTGAGTAAGTGGGGTTTTCGTCCGCCGAATAGGTCTTGAGATATGTCCCGCATAGTACCATTAGTTGAGGATGAGCAACTAATTTTGTCCCCACCATGCTCAATCGGGGTGTCCGATCAAACTGTTTAACGTGTACGTGCCCGTACAAAAATATATCGGCTATCCATTTGCCAATATCTCTCTCATATTTTGTTATATTCGCCCCTCTTGTTCTTGATCCACCGCCCCAGCCATGATGTTGTCTTATTACTATTGACCTTCCGATTCCATTTTTTGTTGCAAATTTTAGTTTCACCAAGCACGAGTATCCAAGATATTTGAGTTTGTGTTTTTCTGTTGATAGCATTTCGCACAGGCGTTTTGTCGGGTCTGTACCGCATTTGACAAGTATTGTATCTTCGTGATTGCCCGCTCCGAGACCGATAATTTGCTCTCTATATGGTTTCAGGACATCATATATCGTCTCTATCTGCTCATCTATTATTGCATCTCCAGTTGTATCATCTCCGCTTTTTCTGTATCTTCTTACATCTTTTGTTATTACCGCATCTATTAGATCACCGCCGCCGATAAACAGTGTCTTATCATCTGAGTTTTTCAGGTATTTTTTAAGAGCATTCAGGTCGCAGTCTTTATTCCCTGCATGGACGTCAAATATCGGTTTTAATTTCCACGTATCCCCATATTTGTATTGCACTTTGTATTCATATAGTACCATATTTTCTCACTGAAATATGATTTTCTTTTTATGCTCGATTGCTTCGAGGTGTTCTCTCTTCGCACCTTCCGAGCCTTCCCATCCTTTGAGCATAACGACTATATCGGAGCGCCTTAATAATTCGAGGTCACCGTTTATCCATGTTTCGTTATGACATGCGCCGTCCATAAACATACTATTGAGATGCGGGCAGATAACAGCATAGCCCTTACTCCACCATTTCAGCGCTTCCGCCCTCGCTTTTTGCACATTGAGATACATATTATTAATAGATTTATTCCTGTAAGCTCTACACAACCTTCATATTTTATTCCTGCGTACTATTATGTTCGCTGCTATGTAATTTATTGCACCGAGTAAGTCTATTTCTGCTTCTTCGACCTCTAATCTATGCGCCTCAAATATTTTTTTCACCGCCTGCCCTTCGCAATAACTCAAGCCAGCCCGCTCTATTAGACATATTAACTGCTCCTCAAACGGCACATCATCAATAATATGTCTTTTTCCTTTGCCTTCAGAAGCCTGTACCAGTGCCTCATCAAACACCGCCTGTAATGATAGGTAATGAGAGTCTATTATATTATTGCCATATATCTGTTTAAGCTCTTGTTCTGTCAACTCTTCTTGATTGATTTTCATTTTCACCTTTTCTTCTGGTTCGAAAACTATCGTCTTTTCTGTATTCTCGGCCATCTCCACTTCTACGACATTGGACGGATGACCGCCCTCGTAATCTTCATCCTGTTCTTGCGGTTCTTTTTTGTCATACCATGTCATTTTTCATCGCCTTCTTTTGGTGGAGATGAACGGAATCGAACCGTTGTCCAGATCAAATATACATTTAACCTGTCGAAAGCCTGTCATCCCCTCTTTTTGTTGCCTCTAATATAGCTACGCCTAATTCTCCAAATTCTTTTAGTCCTTCGTCAAGCTCTTTGCCCGTTATTTTTGCTCCGCCAGGACTGTCTTTTCTTGTCGATTTGTAGACCCAGAGCGCAAAATCCTTGCCCTCGTTTGCCACTTTCCTCCATTTATTTACTTTCCGCCCGAGAAAATATGTCAACAGAAAAAACGCACCCGAAAGAACAACTTCGAGGACTTTGTCCATCGCAACATCTGTAAATTTATTCCATATCCCGGCATAGGCAATATTGACGGACGTTATTAATGCCAAGCCAACAACCAATACAACAACAAAAGCAAAACGTTTCATTTTGTAACCCCCTTTTGGATTTAATAAACCTCCCTGATTGTCAGGGAAAATTTGTTGTAATCAGCCAGTGCACTCATAAAATATTTAAATGTAGCTCCTGAGTTTAGTATCCTTCTGTCATATTTTAGTTTTGTTACCGTCTCACCAAGTAATATGCAACCCGCTGTATCGTCGGCGGTATTACCGGGATGGAATAATATGCCTTCTCTTCCTGGGACATTTGTAACCTGAAAGGTGTTTGGATATTTATCCGATGAGTATCTCTCACACGTATATTGTTGTGCGGGGATGGAGCTCTCAAACGGTTTGTTTTCTTCGTCTCTCGGTTCGAGCGTCCAGCAAAACACTTCTTTGTTTATTTTCAGGACACCGAAAGTCCCATATTTGTAGTTTTCTTCGAGACGGATTATTTCTAAGACGGGCATCATTATGCTCTTGCCCTTCCGTTTGTGAGTTTTTCGAGCCTTAAAATCCGCTCTTTGTTGTAATCTATCTGTACTTCCAGCGTTTCCCGGTCGGATTCGTATGTATCCTTCCAGACCATGCCGTCTTTTATATCTTTTATGTCTTCGGCGAGGTTACCGATTTTGGCATATATTCGCTCCAAGAATATAATTATACCCAGTATCAGCGCTGGCGTTCCGAATTTTATTAATCCTAACAATTCCATTTACTGCCCGCTCCTCGCTTTCCATCGGAATCCGTATTTCTTGCCTATTTCGACAACGACCGTGTCTCCATCTGCACCGCCCCAGTCAGAGAATGTATCCCACATCCAGTCGCCTGTCCCTGTTTTTAGGGTTTCGGGCTCCGCTGTCGTGTCAATGTATTTGCCTGATATGGAGTCTTGTATAGCATACTCCGTATATCCTGGATTTTGTAATCCTGTAGTATCAGCAACAATACGCATATAATTATTATCCAAACTCCCTCCATAATAGAGAGACAGAGCCGTCGAGGGCGGAGTTGCCTCTGTATAGCAAGAGTCTGCTGCTGATACACTATCAGCATATGCACCGCCTATAACCTGTACTTTCCACGCATAAGATGTGTTAGGTAACAGTCCGCCTATCCGTATGGTTTCGATGTCTGCGCCGACGGAGTCTACATATGCCCCGCCGTCTGCCTCGATGATACGATAGCCTGTCTCATCGTAACACCTGTCAGTCCATGTAGCCACAAGACTGTCGGTCGCTCCCGATATTTGGTTTACTTGGAAATTGTCTGGAACAGAGTCGCTGAGAGAGTATGTTATTTTGAGTGTTGACGCCGAGTCGCTCAATACGATATACTCGTTTCCTGAGGGTGCAGTCGCACTTGAGTCCCTGCTGCTTATCATAACCATACGCAATGTGTCTTGAGTCGCTGCAAGTACAGCAGCGAGACCGTCAGCATTCAGCGGGATTTTTAGCTGACCGAGTGCAAACGAGCTTGTGTTCCAGACATCGTTTAGCCTTGTGCCGTCAAAAGGCGTTGTCCCAGACTGCCGACCGTCAAAATTCCAGAACCTTGTATCCTCTGAATCTGTTTCTTCCCACTCACCCTCGAAAAGCTGTATGTCAAAATCTGTTGTAGACATATCTTTGACAAGATTTACCATTAATGTACCAGCAGTTACTCCGCTCATTTGCGGGATATTGTACACTTCAAAATTCGTTCGGAAAATATCATAATACGACCCACGTTTCCGCTGTCCTAATGTGTCTATAGATGATTTTGTTAGATTGGTTACAGATGTTCTTTCGTCTCCATACACTGTATTGTTTGTTGTTGGAGTTTGTGTATAATAATCTCCTAATGTTATTTCGGTTGTGTTTGATTGATTCATTGTCGCAGGTGGGTCGGTGTGATACCAGATTTTTATGTAAGACGAAGACATCTCGAATTTTAGTTGTGCCCGAGTATCTTGAGATACCTCTGAATTATTAATATCATCTTTCGAGATTAGCATAAAATGTGTCTCAGCATCAACATTAATCGAATCAAGACCTGCTTGCGTTAGTGTAAATCTTGCAGTATCTCCAGCAGTATGTACAGCATTTGACGTAATTATGTTTGACAGATATATGGGAGTATGTGCAGACCCTGTTGTCCAGCCAACAAAATCATTGTACCAATCTTGTGCCCATGAGCCAGAAAAAGTTGCGGCTACAAGTGCCATATCAAATTCATTGTCTGTATAATCTGTGTCTGTAACTAATATTACTTCCGTTTTATCGATTATTGCGGAATCATCAAGTGATGATGTATCAAAAACAATCGATGAACGGTCCACCATATAAATAGTTGTTTCACCTTGTCCTACCCAAATACCTACATTTGGACCAGTTGGAGTATATGCTGCCGTTGTATCACGTGCACTCGTATAATTATTGCTCACCCCTCTTAAATATCCAGTTTTTTCGATTTCGGGATCAAATTTTATAATTGTCGACGGGTCAATTGTTACTGGATATTTTGTATTTTCTGTTACCGCTATCTCATAAGTCAGTATATTGTCCTGATAAGTTACATCTATATTTACAGGGTTTTCCCTTTCATCCCACGCCGTTGGTTTCGGGACACGAAATACAAAACTTTCCGAGTCTGCACCATCCCTGAATATTAATTCTCCATCCCTCAATGACATATTCGCATTTGTTTTTATCCGCCAAGACAGGATTTTTACTGCTGCTGTATCCTCTAATATTATAGTTTGTTTTATGCCATTTGTCTGCGGGACGGTTTCCACCGTTATCCCCGTCATATCAAATAAGGCTTTATAGCTTATTTCCGAGTTGCCTCTTATGAGTGTATAATCATAAGGCTTGTCCTCAAACCACGTTGCGACATAATTCCCCGCATCTACATATTCGTCAAATTTTCTTTCAGGGTTCAGTCTCGCCAGCGCCGAAACCTTTTTCACCGTCAAATCTATAGGCTTGTGTGTTTTTTCTTCCTCGTCATAATAATACCTGTCATTAAGATATATCCTCGCAACCAAACCACCGCCCCTGTCTTTCACAACGTCCATGTTACTTTTTCTCAGAGATTTAATCTCTTCTCCGATTTTTGCTTCCTTGATTTCTCTTGCAATCAGCTCAGCCCTTGACAGATTTGTTTCTAACCTGTCATTGTCCCCGCCCTCGACAACAACCATTAAACCGAGTAATGCGCTTATGCCTCCAGCCATCAGCCATTTGATTTTATTTTTCATATCAACCCCTGCCATCTTAACACTATAATTAATATTATTGTCATTGTGAACGCAAACCAAAAAGTATAAGGTATATCTCTAAACATTATCCTCTTGCCCTCACTTCTCCCTGCTCAATTTTGATTTTATACGGGTCGTCATTGTCCGCATCAAGAGCATCGCTTGCCTGTACCGTATATCTTATCTTATTTGTGCCGTCAACATGTGCCGGGTCAACACCGTTTACACCCACACTATTCCAACTTCCAGGACTGTCCTCGTATTCCCAGCCCGTCTGGTCTATTGCACTGCTCTTGTTTAACTCCAGATTATCATCCTTATCCCATATTTTTATGCGGTGGTATAGCTTGCTCCCGCCCCTTATTGACCCCATGACCGCCTCGAAAACGGGGGTGGTATCCTTGTCAAATGTATATCCGTCTGCATTTAATAGAGTTATTTTTACGGGTCGGTTATTAACAGTAAACGCTGGAGATGTTCTTGTTGCGCCGGCATCCCCGCCAGTCGGACTCGCATCATATGGAGTTATCCGCAAATAACATGTATTTTCTTTCTTTTCCGACGCTCCCGCATCTGTATAAGAATCCCATACATATGTATGTTGTACGCCTGTTGGAGATGTAGTTAGTCCAGTTGTGCCGTCTCCACCCGTGCCCTCTGTTGCCGCCGCCCAGTTTGTTCCGTCTTCTGAATATTCGACCGCTATCCTGCTCGTTGTACTGTCATTGTTAATGAGTGTATATGTTAGGGTTATATCACCGTATGTCCCGCTTACTGTTATTTCGGTTTCTGTCCCACTTGATGTATCTGATTTGACTTTGGTGTTCCCAGTTGTAATCTCCCTCTCTAACTCATCCGACTGTTCGCCCCAGTCGAGTTGCGGAAGCGTATTCATCGACGCCGAGTCCGAACAAAATTCCGACTCAACATCAAGCTCGTTTTTTGCCTTGACCTTAAAAGTATACGCAGTATAATCTGTTAATCCTATAACGGTTACCTTACCAGCTGCTCCCCCGCCGTTCCAGTTCGCCCTTGTTTGCCACACTTCGCTTGCTTCGTCGGATTTGCCGTCTGTTCCCACATACTTACCAGTTGTGTTGTCATATATTGCATACTCGATTTCGTCGGGGTTGCCGTTTGCTGCAAATGTAAACGTTATTGTGTTAAGTCCATGTATATAATTATCACTTGTTATCGACTCTGCAGCTGATTTGTCGCTGTCAAAACCAAGCGTATCAGCCGCCGTACTGCCCGTATATGTCAGGGCTATTGTATGACCTGTTACGGTTATTGTATATTTTGTTTCGTTTGCTTCCGATACCGACTCATAAGTTACCGCAGATGTACAGCTCAACGCCGAGTCTATCTGTGTTTTTAACTCCGTCGCCAGAGTTGCATATGTATATATCCCCTGTGATAGGGTTACATCTGTTGTTGCCCCGCCGTCATAAGACATTTTCAAGACATCATTCACCCCAGTTTCAATCGAAAACTGTTCATTTTCTGCAAATGCCGGCACTCCTGGAACATTTGGCGGAGTAGCCCCATAAGCCGCTGGCGAAAATCCTGTCTCTGTCCTGCTTATCGGTGCCATATTATACCTCTATTGCCTCGATAACGATGTTATAGTTTTCAAGGTCAAAATCTATTTTTATTATTTCCCACTTTTTTACATTTGTAGTCGGCGTACCGAAAATACCACGTATCCTGTGATGTCTTACATTTATAAGGTCTCCGACATCATGTGCAATACCATTTAACCCCGTCGTAAACCTTACTTTCCAGCGATTTTTTGTTAGCCGCTCAACGTAATGCTGTAATAATTTGTTAGCCGTTGCATCATCTCTTATATAATCAGCCTTGTATTCCCATGTATTGGTTGTGCTTAACTCGTTGTAACAGTCGGCACACAACTGCTTCAGATTTCCAGTGCTTGACAAATCCTGACCATTTTCGAGATAAGCTTCTGTTATATTTGTCTCGACATCCGCCTCTACTCCAGCTCCGTTTGTAATATACAGATTTTTTTCATACTCGCCAGTAGCATAATTCTTTTTGTAGTATAAAACAAAATCATTTTTTGTTTCATCGGCGCCCATCTTAAAAAGTTCGAAGGGTACAACACCTTCCCCCGACTCCAATATAGGGTGTTGCGAAAATATATTGTCCGATATATCAGCATCCTCGTCAAATATATCGAGGTCATCTGGCACGTTTCCAGTGAGCGAATTTGCATTTGGAAAACTCTCATCCTCATCAAAAACTTTTATCGCCAGTTTATCCTGCTCATCCCAGTATAATCTGCTCTTGCTCTGTTTAGCCAATTCATCCAATATTTTACTTGTATCTTTTCTATCTAAAATCTGAAACGCCATTTTCCAACCGCTTAAATCCGTTACCGCCGCATCAAATAATGTTTCGTTTAGACTGTCTGAATCCAATCCCATTTCGTCACGTCCGATTGACTCGATGATATGAGATGGATTTTCATATAGTGTGTCTATCGGAGCTATCGTTGCATCTTCTGCATAGCGCCCCTGTCCAGACGTGGAAACAAAAGTATATTCACTCGACCCATAACTCGAAACAATACATACATTATAGAGTCTACAGGTACCACCGCCACTAACAGAATTACGCCATATGTAAAATCTAATTTGCGAGAAAGAAGTTATCATAAAAGTGCTACTCGCATTAAATCCCTTTCTCCAATAATTTTGACCAGAAGATAAATTTGCATAATCAATACCATAATCCCAGTTATTCCAAGTACTTCCGCCATCTTTTGAATATTGTAATTCCACTTGTAAACTTGGGTCTGCCGCTCCCCCTTCATAACTTACATAACACACAATTGAAAACCAACGTCCTATAGGAACATTAAGAACATCATCAAAATAGAAATATATAGTATCATTCAAAGCACTATACTCCGCATAATTATTAGGATCAGAGTCGTATGCTCTCTCTGGATTTGTGGGTGATCCATAAGTGTCAATTTTTGACGGTAAAACTGTTTGGACTGGGTTATAATTATTAATAATAAGATCACCTGGAAAGTAAAGTTCTGGCACATTAAGTGTTTCAATAACCTCTTCATCGGATGGAGTATCTGTTGAGGGTTCGACGGCAAGTATTTCATATTTTCCTCTTGATTTATTCATAAGATAATAAGGATTTGCTTTATCCTTCATGCAAGTTTCGCTTAACAAAACCTTTTTGGGATGAGTTTTCTGCACAACCAAACCCTTCAGAAAATTTGTTGTATAGCCAAATTGATATGATGGGAACGAGTACGATGCATTTGCTTCGAAATAACCAATTCCATTGTCATGTTTCAAGTCGGCAGAAGAAGTCGTAAAATCACCATAAACTATTGGATATGGTTTTCCTATGTTTTCTTCTGGACAATCAGAGAAATCATCCACATTAATAATGCTTCTGGGTATTACGATATTTTTCTTAAAATTATTTTGTCTTAAACTCAAGTTGAGAGTATATTCATTTATACTATAATCATCGACAACCCCAGTCCATATCCTTTGCATATCCGAAACATCTGATAAACCAGAAAGGGAGTTGCCAGAATCCGCAAAAGCAAGGTATACAATTGCCTCTTTGTTGTACAGAATATCAGTATTATATCTTAATTTCAGCTTAATATCATCCACTTTAAACTTTACAAACTCATCACCCGTTGGAGTAGTAGCTTCGAAATCACGTTTGCTTAACAACAATAATTTCAGGGTACTTCCCTTTTTGGACTCTATTAACTCCCTGCCTATCAGGTTAAGACGTATATAATTAGGGGTAGAGGCTGATACGGAAAAAGAATGTGTATGCCATGTTTCGTTCAGTTTTGGCGACCCATCTGTTTCGCTGTCATCGTAAGCTGTATCTCCCGACTTCCAGCCATCAAAACTTTTGTATATTTCACCCGTTTTCCACGTATCCCACGTTCCCTCGATAACGTATATCTCAAAATCAGTATCCGACATATCCGCACTGCCATATATCGCAATTGCTGCGTCTTCGCATGTATTTAATTCTGACGGGATTTCGAATTGCATACAGCCCCGATATGTATAATATTGGTCTTCTCCGGGATAATATTTTTGCCCGACTGCTACCGACGGAGTTCCAAAATCTCCAGTGGATGCCCCCCTTACAGTCGCATAACTGTCTCCAGTATCTCCTCGTTTTATTATTCTTCCTGCGCCTTTCGGTTCTGTTCCCTCTCCCAGTGGCGAAACATCTTCTGTTGAGCAAAACGTAACATTGTCTCCAAGCTCAAGATTGGCTATTTCAACCCCCGAAACCTTTGCCATCCCGCCAAAAGGCTCAATCGAATGAGTAATTGTCCCGCAAGATTTCAGCGAGTCCTCGTAAGACCCGAAAATTTGCGTGCCAAGAAGCAAATTAGCCTCTGGGATACTGACAAATATACGTGGTATTACACCGCTCTTGAGATAATTATTAGCTGCATTTGTAACCAGTGTTTTCATCAGGTATTGACTTCTTCCAAAACAAAAGTAAATCTCTTGTAATTCCCGACCGTTTTTATCTCTATTATATCGTTTATCATTCTTACAGTTCTCTGCGTACTATTATAATCCGTCCAAACGAAAGTATTAACCGCCCCGTTTACATATGACGAACCAATAAAATCCATTACATCATCATAATCGGTATACGTGTCGCTCGATGCCAAAACATAAACAGTATATTCCCACTGATGCAAATCATCACCAATATTTTTCACCATTCGGACACCGCCAATTGTTACATCCTGCAATTGGTTTTTCTTCAACATCTCGCTGTCTGTCATAAGATGACCGTCTGTCCCTGTTGCCGACTCGAAAGTCAGTGTTTTTGTGGGACTTGTTGCATTAGGATATTTAAACGTTTCTGACATTATATTTCATATCCTTCTCGTTTCAGTTTTTTAATTCTTTCGGCGAGCTGCATATCGGTTAACATTGCTGCCCCCCGAGAGCCGCTGTCGAAATGTATATGCCAAACCGATCTGTCCGAATAGTCGTTTTGATTATACTCTCTTGTCTCCTGTGGATTTAATATTCGTTCTGGACCGGACTCACCCACCATTGCGAGAGTGGGTTTGTAAACCATCCCGCCAGACTGAAATCCAGGAAACATAAATTTTTTGAAATTTGGCGCCACAAAACCCGGCACCCCAAACGCTGATAATACTGCAAACACCGCCGCTTTAGCTGCAAGTTGTGCAGCCATGATTTCGAGCATACGCCTAAAAGCGTTGGCAATATTTCTAAAAGCATTCCCCGACTCCATGACCGAATTTGCCAGTACGTCAGATATATTACTACTCAGGTTATACCATCCCGCTGATATAGACTGTATTTTATCCCGTGCAAAATCTGCTATTGTGGAGTATGTTTCTAACATCTCAACTTTCGTTTTTGCTGCCAGTACACCCATTTGTGTTTTTGCTTTCATGTATGGGTCAAACTCGGTTTTTGTTATGAGAGGCGAGGGTTTAAAACCACCAGCAGTAAGACCTATTAATCTATATTTATTTCTCTCTTTATTTAGTTTTTTGTATTCTTCAGTTTGTTTTTTTACCGCCTCTTCTTCTTTACCAAATTCAAAAGGCACAAAGGGTGGTGGTTCCATGCCATATTCTGGTGGCTCTAACGGGAAAGGTTGTAGTGGCACCATACCATAATGTGTTTGTCTGTGCATTGCAGCGCCAGCTTTCATCAATTTCCATGCAACACCAAGCCATTCTGTTATCGTTATTAGATTTACTGCTAATTGTGTCGTGTGATCCAAAATATCTTTAAACGCATTTCTATTTTCATATATATGTTCCAGACCTTTCGCTACCTCTCCCATATATTTATCAACTTTTTGTTGTATTAATTCCTGATTTTGCCTTATCCATTCTACCCAGCCTTTTACTATTTCTTTTAATCTGCCTAATAACTTATCCCCCATTGCCTCTTTTATATCTCCAAGATAATTCCAAAGCTGTTTTAGTCTGCCTATGGCTGTTTCTAATTCGTTCTCTGCTGTTCCCTCAAATTTTCTTCCCAGCACTTCCATCGCATACGCTGCCTTTTGTGCAGCATCCATGTTTTTAAGCTGTTCATTGTTGGCAGCTTTAAACTCCGCTATATATCTGCCGAGTATTTCGATATTCCCTGTCATCGCCATACCCACATATCTTGCGGCTGTATTAACGTCAAAAAGCCCTGAGGATGCCATATTCATCGCTATCTTTGCACCTCTCATGGCTTTTTGGAGATTATTGGTATATATAAACAATTTTTGTAGTATTGCTGCTGTATCTGTATCTCCATAGACCGTTGTTGCCTGTAACGTTTTTGCAAATTTGTCTATTTCAACTTTCGCTTCTTTCCACGATATTCCCTGTAATTCCACCGCCGTCCTCAACGAACGGAATATTCTTTCCTGTTCTGCTGAAGCATCAACAAACTTTTTAAGCGTATAGGTCGCAGCAACAAAAGCAGCACTAATGCCCAGTGCTGCTCGCTTAAAATGTTTTTTTATGTCTTCAGAGGCTTTTTTAGATGCATTCACATTTTTCTTTAGATTTCGAACATACTGCGCATCTTTAAGCCCCAGACTTACAAATAGATTTCCAACATTTCCCGCCATTATTATTTCCTGTGCATTTTTTCTTCAACCGCTTTTATACGATAATATGCCATCCATTCCGTTAATTCCTGGCTTGACATACGTTTCAATAATTCACAAACCGGCATCTTGAGTTTTTCCGCCAACGCAAAGTAGAACCGCCTCTCAGGATGCCGGAATTTCAGTTTTTTTCTGATTCTTTTATCTGTATTTCGCCTAAACCGTTAATTTTATTTGCCGCATTAACGATTTTGTCTATTGCGCCTGCATTTTTATTTTTCAATTTCCCGTAATCAGCGTAATCAAAAATCTGTTTCCCTGTTTCCGGGTCGCACGCACACGCAATAACAGTATATACATTCAGCTTTGTGAGATCAACATTTCCTTTGTCATCTATACATTTATCGAGTAACTTGTATCTTTGTTCTGCTGTTATCGACTGTATCATTATTTTCTTGTTTCCCCACTTCTCGACAGTGATAATTTTGCTGTCCAAATCATCGATCGCCAAAATATCATCTTTCAACGACATATTAATACCTCCCGAATTATGATGTTGATCTTGTTACGTCTCCATCGCAGACAAATGTAGATGATGCTTTTGATAACTCTCCTACAGTTGCATCGATAGGCGTGTAATTTGTCAAAATAGCGCTAAAAGAATACTCGGGATTTGTTGCTGCTGTAGCCCCTGTATCCTTTTTTACGTTGATAGTTACCGCCGCATCTCCATTATATACAGCCCAGAGAGTCGCATCAACTTTGTCTGATGCAAAATCCTGTGCCCACGTTATATCGAGCGAGGCATCCTTGAGTCCTGGAAGTCTTGCTTTGGAGTCATCACCCATACATGTTTTATCAATTTCCTCACATGTGATAGGTAGTGTAATACTTTGCACGTGGTCGCTCAAATCGACCGAGTTAATCTCAACAAATGCGTTTTTTAATACTTCTTTTGCCATTTTTTTCTCCCTTCTTTTTCTCGATTACGATTAAATTATACCCATGCTGACACAGATGTCATAACTTGTTGGCGAGCCCGTTACATCCCATGTCGCACGCCACCATGTATCAGTTATAGGATTACTTGAGCCGTCTATTCTTGTCGCCCATTCTGCTGTCGCCCCTGTTACGGTCGTAAATGTTACCCTGTCTGTTGGCGATGCAAAACCTTCCGCACTATCTGATTGTATCTTGACAACAAGGCTATCTCCCGATGCAGAGGTAACGTGCAAAGCTGCATACAAATATTGTCCTGATGATAGTGCTCCGAGCTCATAAGCCGAACCGTTGCCATCTGTTGTTTTTGTTCCTATCCCCAAAACGGTGCATCTTACAATACCCGTTCCTTCGCTGTGAGCTTCGCCCGTAATACCAAACATATCGCCAATATTACCCGCAGGTTCGTATTTAAGCGATACCAGTTTTGACATATACCCTTTCCCGCCTTCCGAGTCCGTTGGTAAAATTGTTAGTATGCGCCCCGCTGTTCCGAGATTGTCATAGAGCACGTCATCGACAGCATCGCTTCCAGCCTCAAAAAATCCCGAATGAACAACATCAAAATTCTTTAATCCAACAGCACGACCTCTTGAGCTCTCCCCAAATACAGTCTTATCAGCTGCCTCTATTTCCATTTTTAATGATAATTTTTCGTGGTCAGCCGATAAATCGTATTTGTCATAAAACAATTTACAGTTTTTCAATACTTCCTTTGACATATTTTCTCATCACCTCACTCATGCCAGATAACAAAATCAAGTATAATGTGGTATATGTTAGTTTGTGCCTCGTATATTTCAGTTTCGCTTTCGAGAAATATCCGCTGAACCGTTGTGCTACCCATACTCCCTGAAAAATCTTTTAGCGCATTTATTACCTGCGTCCTCACATCATAGACATCTTTGTAATTTTCAGCCCAGCAGTTCACCGAGAAATAAGGTCTATAGGGTTCTGTATCTGACCCCATAAAATGTATAGGTGTCTCGTTTACCTTATTTATGGTCACAGCCGGGAGTTTGCATTTCTGCGGCAATATCAGAGTATATATTCGCCTGTTAACCAGATTTGTCAATGCTTCTGTGCCGACAAGTTTGTTTTTTAAATCTCCAATAACAGACATTACCTTACCGTCTTTTTTATTTTTTGTTTCAACACCGACATAACTTTGTTTTTATATTTGTCTCCCTTATATCGGTTTACGACAGGCCGGAAAAACGGATGCGGAGGAGCAGGATGCGGACCGCCGTGCCCAAACTCAATTAGATGTGCATGCGGCGCTATCCTAAAATCGATAGCCGCAAAAGATATTGATTCGCCAGCTCGTCTAAATTTATGAGCCACTATTCCTCGCCTTAGATTGCCAGTTTTACCAACAGGAGCCCTTGCCTTCATTTCATCTCTCATCTCTTTTGCTATTTCATATATCCCATCTTTTACATCTTTATCTCCCGCTATTTCTGCGAGTTTCATCAAATTCTTTTCCAGCTCCTTGATACCCTTTACGCTTACCTCTGCCATTATACAACTTTCTCCTTGCACATCAGCACGAGCTCTCTATTTTCTTCACGGGTGTTAATAATCTGCGTTATATCGTAATATCTATTACCGTATTTTATCCGTTTGTCTGTTGTCATATTACGTCTATAGCGCATTATTATTTTGTGCGTTATTTCACTTTGTATTTGCCCGGAAGCAAAATATTCTTTCGCAGACACAGGTTCAATCGACGCCCACACCGTATCTTCGTCATTCCATGTCACATCAACATTTCCATGAGTTCCTTCGGCTATGGTTTGATATTGTATAATAACTCTTTTTCTTAGGCGTCCAGCACGCATTATTATATACTCCATATCCGGTAAGAGTTTAGCAATGCTTCCGCAACTCCTATATTTTGCGCCGATATGCCGATAATCGTATCTTCCCGATGTTCGTAGAGGTCGCCGATTATAATTAATATTGCCTGTATTATCGGCTCTGGTATATCGCTTCTTTCATCCCCGTATCCAGACACATATTCCAAACATATAGGGTTCATCGGTCGTAACGTTACCGACGGCCAGGATTTGCCATATTTTAATTTAACCCGCCCGGGTTCCGAAACCGTATCAACATCATAATCATCAGTTGACAGAGTTGTCTCGTTATCATCTGAGTCTGTGTATTTTATGCTTGACACAGACTGCAGGGGCGGATATGGTAATTCGATATAGTCAACATCCGGCCACTCATCCAGATAATAACCCCATGTTTGAGTTATCAGTGAGCGTTTCAGTATTACCTGTTCCACTACGTTTCGTGCTGCCGAAATAAGGCGTGTTAATAATGTATCTTCAGCCGTTGTCGGTGCATATTTTAAGACCGACACGCCAAAATCACAGGTTGCTGTTGCGACTGTTGCAACTGCCCTTATATATTGTTTCGTGCCAGTGTATTCTTTTTCATATGTTGCGTTGTCGTTAGCTTCCGTGACCTGATCAAATGCACCGCCTGTCCAGTCTGTATATGTAGAGTCATCATCTGATTCTTGTATCTTAACATCTACAGTGCCCCCACTGCCGTTTGTCCCCGATACAAGATTTACAACAGCATCGTGATTGGATACATCCACGCCCGTACCGACAAGACTATAATTCGATGCCACCGCATGATCTCCCGGTGATATTGACTGCACCGTTGTAACCGCATCGGCAAATGTCGTGCTATCAATTCGCAGATGATTTTTGACCGTCAGTAATGTTACTGGTTCTATAGATGGAGCTGTTACCAGTGATGTTTTCACTTCTTACCTCTGCCCCTTGCTGTTTTTCTCGTTGCATTTTCTTTTGGTTCAACCATAGCCGATTCTACTTTTTCTTCTTGTTTTAGATATTCGGCATAGCCGCCATTAATAAGTAGCCTTGCTGTTTTTATGTCCACGTTTATTACATTCCCGGCATGGCAATTGTATTTAGGACCTGCAATCGTGGTTTTCATCCTGATTTGAGGCATCTTTTCCACCTTTCTTTTTAGTATTTCGTCCAAGTGCCGACCGAACTTACAGGATACCAATATGTAGTATCCACCGCAACCAATATCATAGATGCCGCAACACCTGCAAAAGTCCCTCTATTTGTTGTCCCATCAACTATATAGTCCCCCGTATTTGCTGTTACTAACAGGCTGTCCGTATCATCTACGACAAATCTATAAGTGAGACCAGCAGCTGCAGTCGGCAATGTATATGTCCGCTTCGCATCCAGCGAGATCGCCGAAAACAAATCACCAGACTGCGCAGACAAAAGCGTGCTATCTGCATCTATTGTATGTACTTTTACCTTCAATCCACTAACAGTTTTGGATGTACTCGCAACAATGGCTTTGCTCGATACAACACTCCCGACAGTCGCTCCATCTAAATAATTTAATTCTGTCGCATTCGATGTTATTGCACTTCCCGCCATTTTCAGGTAACCGCCGCTTTCAACATCTATTGTCCCGCCGCTTTCAATCTCAATCTCTCCCCCCGATTCAACGGTTATCTGTCCAGAGCTTCCGACAACCATTTCGTCTCCGCCCTGTTTCGTGTATACTTTTGTCTGATACAGCGCACTATACACATATGTTGCCGATAATATGGCTGCCAATATTGCCATTATAATAAGGATTTTTTTCATTTTATTTTTGCCTCCATAGTTTTAGACGGGGCTTTTAGCCCCGTCATTTTTCTTTTTTACGACTCATCGGGACTTGCTACCGTAACAATATCCTGTACAGTATCGTCATCCGTTATAGGTTTCTTTTTCGGTCCGTATAGGATCGCAATCGTCGTCCCAAAAGCTATATTTGCTTCTGAGCTGGTTATCGCTGCCTGGACATATCTTTCCTGCGGGCGATAAACATCAGCAACCAACAGTGTATTATTAAGATCGTCATCTGCTGCGCTTGTTGCAGTTGCTGCCCCGCCGCTTAAGGCAGCCATCCCAGTATCAGAGTCGGATGAATTCTGTTCCACCGTTATGGTTGCTACTCCAGTGTCAGCGCAATCTGTTATAGGAGTGATAAACACAACTCCCTCCCAGCAGCTCATATCAATACGGTCGGTATTCTCGTCCGTATTAGATGCAGCGGATATTGGAGCGTGCACCTCTTTAATCTGTACATTTTTCGTTAAATTCATTTTCTCACCTCATTTTTAGATTTTTAATTTTCGGTTAAGCCAGAGTAACTCTCGAAAAAGCCGATTCGAGTACAGGCATACCATCACCCTCGTATCTTATGATGTAACCATTCTGGTTTGTGTCTGCGTATTTTTCGAGCAACACCTGTATTTCGGTGTTGAGTGCATCCGCAATCCAGTAGTAATTAAAATCACCTATAATCCCAACATACAAACCTGTCGTAAATGTATTAGGTGCATATTCGCTCATGATATAGGGCTTGTCAAGTATGGTGTTCGGTTTGTCGCCAGCTATTCCCGCCTGCCACAGATATTGACCGTTACCATCTTTGAGTTTTCGTATCATTTTAACGGCGTCCCGATGGAAAATCCATCTGGCATTAATTTGATAACCCTCTTTGAGGTTATACAAATTATTAATGAGATTATCCGCTGTGATTTCGGTCGTTGTGTTGCCCGTACTCACATCTCTACTGGTACTTATACCGCTGTCCGATGCCGTAAAAACACCGAGCGGTTGATTAGAGCCCGAGCCGTTAAGATATGCATTTTCTGTAACTACCGCTATCTTGTAACTTAACCTCTCTCTTACCAGTGTTTCCGGGTCCATTATCGCCGACCTCAAAAGCTTTTTCGAGACCTTGATATATTGCGCAAGTGGATGCGGGTACAATTGGCGTTTCCCGAAACTCATAGTGCTGTCTTCTGAGCCGACTTTGATTTCCGCTGTCCATGTAGGATCAGCCGGGTCGGCATCAAGCGACGGCACACCCAAACTTTCCGCATTTTCCACCTGGAATACTCTCGATACCTGGCGCATAAATACGGAGTTGTCTATTTCTTTTATTAATTCATTAACAAATTGTTCTGGCGCCACAATATATCCGCCACTTGCATCGAGGTCTGCCTGCAATGCTCTTATTTCTTGAGCTGACATATCGCCCCGCAAGTAGTTGTTAAATTGTTCCCTGTACTCTTCTGTTGCTCTATAGGATACAACTCTTTGTCCACTTGGATTGTCGGGATCTGGCTTAATCGGCTCATTAGCCGATGTTTCAAGCCCCTTTTCCCTTTTTGCAAGCTTCTCTTCCTGTTCTATTCTCTCTTCGATTTTTACGAGATCGCCATCCATTTTGTCATATTTTTCTCGTTCTTCAGATGTCAAATCCCGCTTTTCTTCATCTGCCTTATCAAACATCGCACGCATTTCATGTACGATCTTCGACTGTTCCTCGTATAATTCCTTCAATTTTTCACTCATTTTTTTATACTCCTTAATATTTTTTCGTGTAATTTTAGCTTTTTTCTTCTTACTTCATCACTGCGCCCCTGCGCATTTTGATTATTTGTATTATCTACATCCCCTGATGCAGATAATTTTTCTTTATATTTCTCCAACGACCGCAACGCAACGCTTGTGTCCGTATAAAATGGAAATGTAACTGGAGATACATCAAATAACTTAACTTCCTTTAATGTTCTTTCTGGTATCTCTTTACCGTCAATATGCCATTCTTCATCTTCTGTTTCAAATGCAAAACTCATTTGTGTTATAACATTTGTTCTAATTGCTTCTTTCAGGTCTCTCGAATACGTAGTATCTATCGGTTTTAGCTCCATATATAATCCCTTTTTATCTTCTCTGAGTCTCAGATTACCTGCCGATTCTCTACCCAGCGGCATGTCCGGGTTATGATTAAACAGAGCTCGCACATCCGAGCTTTCAAGTGATTTCTCAAAAGCACCAGGAGATATTTTTTCTTTTATGCCGTATCCTTCGCCCCACTTGTTAAATACAGCTGCATATCCTACAATCTTCTCTTCCTCGCCTTCATCTTCTCCCTCAATTCTCAACTCCACATCTTTGACATCAAAATATCTGCGTTCGATTTTATCTTCTTCGACGGCTGTATCATCGTGACTTTTGATTGACTTTAATTCAGGCGGCTCCAAGTCGGCATCTTTTATGTGTACTGCGAGATGATTGTACACACCCTTTTTGTCTGCTGCTGGTATTTTTGCTCCACCTCGTGCTCCATTTAATACACCTATACCAGCCTGACAGGCTCTTATATTTGCAGCTCCGATATTCCCTTCGCTATCGACTTCATGGTGTATAAATTTATAAGCCGATTTAGTTTCCGGGTCTCCATCTGGATCAACCCAGGCATAAGCCTTTTTGTAATAAGATGCATCAGCATCTGATTTCAGGTTCTTTTCAGCTTTAGGTCCGTCCCATGCCTTATCCGATGTCGGTGTATGATGCACCGCTAATGCTTTTCTTTTTTCCATATTTTTCCTCCTTTAACCCGCCACTACAAAACAAGAACATCCCTGATGCAATTGCGGGTGTTTTTTAGGTCCGTAAATTTTCATGCTTCCGTCTGCTCCTTCTGGCTCAAACTGCTCCCCTTTATTTACAAAATATTCACCTCTTCCCACAACCTTCCCATCTAATGCCTCGCAATATGGACAACTTTTTTCGCCCGATGTCCGCCATACCAGCTTGTAGCCGGCGGCAAATATTACATATTTCGCAAATGCTCCGTCTCCATTTACAGTTTCCCTGTCTGCTATTTTATCGGGGTTCTTTTCTTCCCATTCATCCAATCTTTTTTCTATTACCTCTCTTAATTCTTCTGGGTTTGTTTCTTTTATCAGCTTATTCAACTGCCCTTTCGATGATTGTATATGCTGCTCTGTATATATATCGACATATCCCTTTACATACCTTTCAAATTCAGGAGTTTTCTCAGGTTCCACATTTATCTCTTCTGATACAGCGTCCTGTATTGCATCTGCATAACTCGCTACGACAGGTGATATATTTTTTTCTATATATCCCCCCAGGTTATCGTAAAAATCTTCTATTTTTTCTTTCAATAACACAACATTCCTTTGTTTCAGGTATTTCCCAGTCATTGCTTTAATATCATTTACTTCTCGCCTTGTTATTCTTCCTGCGGCGTCTCTAAACAAATCATAATATCTTCTTCTTAATCGTTTTCTTGTCAATATTGATTTGTTTTGCCTTAACTCTATATTACCATATGCTTTGCTTTTTTCTTCCTTCGACGGTTTTTCTTCTGTAATCGAACTGCCCATCTCTATCCAGTTAAGCGGTACAAAGTATTTCTCTCCTTGATCACCGGGAATAGGGTTCATGTTTTCTTTTCTCGCCCAGTCATTAGCGTTTATTATCCCGTTTCTCCGCTGTATTTCCAGCGCTTCATTTCTACTTTTAATATCAGCCCTTAACAATCCATCCACCGAATGCTCCGCAAAATATATATCCTTTTCGGTTTTGTAAATCAAATCTTTTTTGATATTTTGTTCCCACCTTATCAGCCAGGGCATTAATGTATAAGTTACAAACTCCAGAGACAATTGCTCGATGTTCGAGAATGTTGCTCTCTCCAGATCAGCAAGCATATGCGGTTTGATGTCAAACAAACTTGCAATTTCCTCCTTCTGAAATCTTCTCGTCTCCAAAAATTGAGCATCTTCTGGCGGTATACCGGTTTGTACATACTTTAATCCCTGTTCCAAGAACATAATCTTATGACTTTTACCGAGTCCCTCATAGTTTTTGCTCGCTGAACTTCTGAATTGCTCCAATGCTTTATCACTCAATTTGCCAGGATATTCTATTATTCCGCCCGGATGCGCACCCTGTCCGAAAAATCTTGCACCGAATTCTTCGGTTGCCATCGCTAAACCTATAGCATTTGCCGCCATCCTTATCGGCGAGTAACCTTTTATACCATCAAATCCCAGACCAGCAATATGAAAAACCTCGTCTTTTGATAATATTTTCTCACCCTTCTGCGTCTGGTATCTATATACTAACACTCCATTTTTACGCTCGACTGTCATATGGTCAGGCCTTAACGGCCACAAATATTTAACCCTGCCAGCTTTATTCATTTCTTTATGAGCATAACAATTGCCCCAGCTTACCAAGTGCGCCGACAGGGTTTCCCGAAATATAAATGATGTCATTTCAGGGTTTGGCTGATCATGTAATATTTTATATAGCGGATGCCCATAAGCCCTCTCCTTTCCGCCATCTTCTTTCCGCCTGTACAAATGCAAGGGCAGGCAGGCTATGGATTTTGATAATATTCTCACACAGGCAAAAACTGTTACAAAATTTAATGCATTTCTTTCAGTAACATTTACGCCAGATACTGTTTTTGTTCCCCCATGAAACCACCTGTTCAGGAAATCATCTGGATTCGCCAGCGATGATCTTACATCCTTGAGTGTTGGAAATAGCGCCATTTATTCTATCCTTGTTTTAACAAATCCCATTAATAATATTATTATCCCGATAACAACAAGCGACATCCAGGTTTTTATCATCCATAAACCCACTCCAAGCAGCACCAAACCGAGTGTAATTAATATATCGCTTTTTTCTATATTTCGGAAACAATTTATTTTCAAAGGGTAATCACGCCCCTTTCTTCATATATTGATTTTGGTTCTTTGTGCATTAACGCACGCTCCAGCGCCATGATAAGCGCAACTATTCCATCTATCTTTTCAGTGCTTTTTGCTTTATCTGGTTTTATTTTGCCAGACGGGTCTTGTATCATCATAACATTTGACATCATCCAAGATAATACCGGATTTCCCCCGTGCGCAATCTTTTTTTTCAAAACTAACGTCTCTAATTCTTTGGATGGTTGAGACATACTGTTATAACCCTGCCAAAAAGCTACAAGAAAATTTTCATCTACAACCATTTCCTGAATATCTTGTATTATTTTTGTTGCTCCCCATTTGTCAAATGCTATCTCCTGTACATCATATTTCTGCATGGACTCGCTTATCTCGTTCAGTATCCAACTATAATCTATTACATTTCCGGGAGTCGCCGTTATTAATCCCTGTCTTACCCACACATCATAATTAACCCTATCTCTTTTTACCCTTTCTCTTATGTTATCCTGCGGTATCCAAAACTTCGGTATAATTTTATATTTGTCATCTTCGTGCTCTGGCGGGAATACAAGAACATATGCCGTAATATCGATATTCGACGACAGGTCAAGTCCCGCATAACACGTTCTCCCCCTCAAACCGTCCGCATCAACCGGGAATGCACAGGCATCCCACTTTTCAGATGACATCCATCTTGTTTCCACTTCTGTCCACTTATCCAGATGCAGCCTCAAAAAAGCATTGAGTGATGCCGGCGTTTCTTTTGCCTTTTGAGCTTTCCTTCTCAAATCGGTTAATTTAACTGACACGTTTAGATTTGGATTTGCCTTTATCCAGTTACTCTCATCCTGCCAGTCGTCTTCTTCATCGAGCGTATATATTATACCCCAAAATGTATCATCTTGTAATATATTTTCGAGTATTTTTTCGGTATATTCGTGCTGCTCCCAGCATATTGACTGTTTATTATATCCCGCTGTTGTTATTGCTATCATCAGTGGTTGCCGTCTTGCAGCCGTTGCCGTGTCCAGAACATCCCAGAGCTCTCTTGTTTTGTGTGCATGTAATTCATCTACTAATGCCATGTGCACGTTTAGACCATCAAGGGTTTTGCTGTCGGATGCAAGTGGCATATATTTACTTGCTGTTTCTGTAATATTCAGATTATAATTATATATATTTATTTTTTTTCTCAGACTGGGAGATGACATAACCATACGTTTTGCTTCTGTATGTGATATTTGCGCCTGCTCCCTTTTTGTTGCCACCGAGTATATTTCGGCTCCCGGTTCGTTATCCGCTATTAATCCATACAATCCATCTGTTGCTATTGTTGTAGTTTTACCGTTTTTTCTCGCAACTTCTATATATGCGGTTCGAAATCTTCTGTATCCTTTCTCGTTTTTCCAGCCGTATAATACCCACGAGATAAATTGCTGCCAGGGTTCTGGTCTAAAAATCTGTCCTGCCCATTCCCCTTTTGAGTGTTTGCAAAAACTGAAAAAATCAATCCTGTGTTTTGCAGCCTCTTCGTCAAACCACAATCCCCTCTTATGGCCATTCTCCAGATCATCAAGGTGTCTCTTGACTGCCAGCCTCACCCACTTACATACTTTAATTCTGTTATTTATCACATCATCTATATATTTATTTGCCGTATATTCCATCTATTTTATGCAACCTTTATCACATTCTTAGGTGGCTTGGTTTTTTCTTTCCGCTTTATGAAATCATCAAGTTCATCTTTCCCTTTTGTAGATATACTTATCCTTGATCTGCTACTTGGCGTCATCCCAAATTCTACAAGCATTTTATTCATCTGGTCAAATGCTTTATTCGATACCCACAAAAGAGGGCTTGTGGTTATATTATCGTTTTTTGTCTTGTACAAAAAACCTTTCTGGGCAATCATTTTTTCGGCTTCAACCCAACGACCGTAAGCCTGACAATAGGCGGCCAATCCCGCCCTGTCTATTTCGGATATTAATCCAAGCCTTTCTAATTCAGGGGTTATCCGCTTCCACTCCTTCTTTGCTTCATCTGTCAGATATTCCGGGATTTCAGGCACGACTATCTCAGGTGTCGGCTCTTTATCATTGAGCTTCCTTCTTCCTGGGTTACCATTCAGCTTGTGTATTGCCGTCGGCTTAGGTTTTCTGCCAGCCATTTATATATATCCCCCTACTTTCATTTTGCGATTTTTTCTCCGTTCC